TTCAAGTTCCAATCATTCATGGGGCAATCAACAAAACAGTTGATTTTACATTAGGTCCTGGATTTTATATTGATAGCGATAATGAAGCTGCAAGAAAGAAAATTGAACAATTCATGGAAGAACAAGATTTTGATACATTTTTAAGAATAATCACCAGGAATATGTTGATTTATGGTTGTGCTTTCGTAGAAATAGTTGCACCTACCAAAAAAGAATTAATAAAAGACGATACGACAAATTTGACAAAGGAAGTAGAAACAAAGAAAAATAAAGGTATTAGTCAGTTGGTTATTTTAGATCCTAAATATATTTTTGTTAAAAGAGATAAACATGGAAAAATTGAAGGTTATACGCAATATCGTGGAAAAAATAACAAAGCAATAGACCTTTCTATTGATGAAATAGCCTATTTCCCTTATAACCAGATTGGTGAAGATGTTTATGGAACTTCGATGTTAAGACCTCTTTTTGGAGGTAAAAAGATATCTTTGCTTACTCAATTCTTAGAAACAGAAGAAGCGATGAAAACCATCGTCAAAAGACGTGCGAATACTCCAATTCAAGTTCAGGTGGGAACAGACGAATTTCCTGCAACTTCAACAGATGTTCAAACCGTTGCAGATCAAATGGTTGATATAACTGCTCAAAATGAGTTTGTAACTTCCCATACTGTCAATTTCAATGTTTTGGGGTATAGAGGCAGAATTCTCGATATTAGACCATATTTGGAACATTATGAAAATAATATCATTTATGGACTAGAAGTTCCTGCAGTATTGCTTGGAAGAGCAAATGTTCCAGAAGGACTGGCTAATGTTCAAATGACTGCTTATGAGAGAAGAATCAAATCCTTACAAAGTTTTATTGAAAAGGTATTAGAATCTCAAATATTGAAAAGAATCGTTCCAAACGATACAATTGAGTTTGAATGGGGACAACCTACAGCAGAAATGGAAGATATAGAATCAATGAGATTTATGAATATATTAAAAACACCAATGTTATCAGATGAAACAAGAAACGATGTTGAAAATCTTCTTAGAAAGAAAATAGGTTTAGAGGCTGTTACTAAATTTACAAGACCCCAACCAATGCAATTTGGTGATAAAAATGGAAATAAACCAGGAAAAAGTCCTGACAACAAAGACAAAAAAAGCGCTTGATGATTCAGATTTTGCACTTCCCGGCAGAAGATATCCAATTCACGACTTAGCACATGCAAGAAATGCTTTAGCAAGAGTTTCTGCTTATGGCACCCCAGAAGAAAAAAAGAAAGTTCGTGCAGCCGTTTATAGAAAATATCCGGAATTAAGAAACGGTAAAGAAGACTTTGCGAAATTATTGATGGAATCAAGGGAAGTTTAATGTTTCCAGAAATAAAAGAAATGCCTAAATGTCAAGACGGAAGAGTTTGCGGCGGAAAAAATAATGGTTTTATGCTTATTGAATTTGAAAATGGCTTAAAATTCATTTGTGGCGAATGTTATCTTCAAGCAAGAAAAGATTTTAACAAATGAACTCATATTCGACAATTTATAAATAAGACTAAAAATGATTATTAATATATGGTAATGCGCATTTGTCCTAATTGTAAAGAGTCTTTTTCATGCAACGAATATGATTCTGATTTCGTTCATGTGTGCAATTCTGGTAGAGATAATTTAGACAAAGAAGATTTATTAAAAACAGATGTTCCCAATATGAATTTACAGGGAATGCCGAATTCCGCACCTTTAATAGCACGAATCGTTGATCAGGAACATCAACATGATACAAACATTTTTGGTCATGATTCAGATTCTTATAAAGAAAGACAACATGAAGAGTATATTACATTTTAAGTGAAAGTATGCCATGCGGTTCAATCAGTAGAAAAGTAAGAAAAAAGAGATAATATGCCTCAAAGATGGAAGGATTTAGTTGATGCTATAAGAAAAAGCAATAAAGGCAAGACTAATCCGAAGACAGGTAAACCTTATTCTGAATCTGATATTTATGCAATAGCAATGGCAACTTATAAGAAAAAATATGGTTCTACTCCCAAAAGAGAAGATTTTATAGAATTAATTAATGAAGATAATCCTAATTTTCTTTTATTGGAATATTCCGTCCCAATAGATATATCTGAAATGGGCGGAAAGGATTTTGTAATTACGGGAACTGCAATAGATTCTACTGTAAGCAGAAATAACATTAGATATTTACCAGAAGAATTACAGGGTTCCGTAGGCACATTAAAGGGTGTTCCCATATTAGATAGTCATAAACAGGATTCTGTTAAAAATATTCTTGGAGTAGTCCAAGATGCTTTTTTTGATAATTCGACCAATGCAGTCAAATTCAAAGGAAAAATCATGGATAAGGAAATTCAGAATATGATTTCTGATGGAAGAATAAGAAATGTTTCCATTGGAGCGAAAGTTGTGGATTTACCTAAAGATGAAGATTCGGAGATATTTACTGCAAAAGGTATTGAATTTTTAGAATTGTCGCTTGTCCCTATACAGGGAGTTAAAAATGCGACTATTTCACAAGCACTTTTTGAAAAATACAAATTTGTGAAAGACGTAGAAAAAATCTTTAATGAAATAAACGGTGAAGAACTTATGACAGACGAAATTAAAAAAGAAGAAGTAGATGCACTAAAGAAAACAGTTGAGGACTTTAAAGTTCTCGAAGCTACCAAAAATAAAGAGATAGAAACTCTTAAAACTCAATTAGAGGAATCTAAGAAAGTTGAAACTGAAAAAGTTAAGACAGACGAAAGATTTACTGCAATTGAAAAGAGTATAACTGCTTTACTTGAAGAAATTAAAGGTTTAAAGGCAAAACCAATAGAAGAAGCCAAGAAAGTTGAGGAACAGCCAAAGGCTGAACCAAAAACTGTCGTTGAAACGGTTAAACCGAAAGAAAACGATCTCGTAATCGAAAGATATAGAGATGGCGTTTCTATTTGGAGGATGCCAAAGTAAGGTGAAAAAATATGGCTTATACATACGATAGATTACTACAATTAGATGATATAGGAAGAGTATTTACATTTAAATCAGCAACATACATCAGCGGTGGAATGTTAGTCGGTTTCGTTTCAGGAACAGATGTAGCAACTTCTGGTGGAACACCATTCGGTGGTTGGACTTATGATAAGATTCTAGTTTCACCTGGTTCAGTAGATACTACAAACTTTATAGGTATTGCATTGACAAATACAGGTTCATTAAAACCATGTGCAGTAGCTATGGAAGGAATATATGTCTTACAAGCCGGTGCAACAGCAGTTACAGCAGGAAACATAGTTGGAATAGCTGCAACAGGTTCACCTCATGTGATACCGTGGAATCAATCAGGAACAACAATAACAAACACACCAGTAGGAAAAGCATTAAGCTCAGCAACAGCAAACACCGGATATTGTCTGGTGAAATTAATTTAAGGTGAATGATATGACAGACATAAAAGAATTATTAGCAACAGGGGAAGCAACAGAAGGACAGTTGTTAATTGAAAGAAAAATTTATGATACCTTAATAGAAGCTGTTCAAAAGAAACTAATAGGAAGAAGTTTAGCTGCTATATATATCGGTCCAAACGGAATACCCGGTTCTTCAGTAGATATTGACTTAGTAGATAAGGATTCATTAGCTGTAGCAACAGTAGCAGAAGGTGCTGCTGTTCCAATAGAAACTGTAAGTTATTCAACTACAAACGTGAAACCTGTTAAATATGGTGTCAGACCTCTGATTACCAAAGAAATGCAGGAAGACGGCAAGTGGGATTTGATGTCACACAACATCAAGACCGCAGGAGTTGAAATGGCAGAAAATGAAGATGCACTTATTGTAAGTGTATTGGATACTGCAGATAACACAGTAACAGGCGGAGCATCAATAACCGTTGCTAATATAGCAAGAGCAATGCAATATCTTGAAGATGCGGATTATACACCAACTGATATATTAATTGGTCCAGAAGTAGCAAACGACTTGAGAAACATTGATACATTTGTCGAAGCACAAAAACTTGGTTCAAGAGAAATGATGACCACAGGTTTTGTTGGAACAATATTCGGCTTGAATGTTCATGTAATATCAGGTAACATAATAAACTCAAAATATGCTTATGTTTTGGATAAAAGCCAAGCATTTGTATGTGTTGAGAAAAGACCAGTTACTATAGAAAGATACGACGATGTAACACATGATTTAAGTGGAGCTGTAGTTACACAGAGAATAGCTTTCAAAGGCCTAAGAACTGCTGCAATATGTATCATAACTACTTCGTAATAATATCTAGGTGAATAAACATGGTATTACAAGGATTAAGAGAAGGACCTAGATGGTATGAAGAAGTTTCAACTACGGGCAGTTTTATCGGTTCAGTTCAAGGAATCCCCTCAATAACTTTGTCGGGAACTTTAGTAAAAGCATATCCAACATGTATTCAAGTAGGAACAGTAGGTTCAAGAACAGGCAGTGATGCTTCTGTAACATTCTATGAAGAATTTACAGAAACACCATACGTGTATGTTCAGAACATAGCTGCAGGTGCAGAAAATACAACTACACCAACAGTTCACAATGGTTCATTGGCTACAACAGGATTTTATGCTTTATCAACAGGATCTCCTATAAATTTCAATTGGATAGCAATAGGCAAAAAGTAGTGCAC